CAGGAATAGCAGTTGTCGGAGAGAGAGGGCCGGAGTTAGTCAACCTTCCAGCAGGTGCTAGAGTCAATTCAAACAGAGACTCTGCCGCTATGATGGGTGGTGGGACTACTATACACAACCATGTGACTGTTCAAGTCACAGGTAGAGTTGGTGCGAATGACACTGAGATACGAGATATCGCAAACAAGGTAGCGAAGGAAATCAACTCAAGGATGAATAGGACATCGACATCGGTGGTGAGATTCTAATGGCAGCAGGAGATAACTACAACAACTTCAGCGTATGGCTGGAACTACAAAGAAGAAACGAAGAAGGCGGAGAGAGAGCGATAAACAGAATACCGTTATTTGTGACCGAGATTCAGATAGCAACTGCAAAGAGCGTTCCGACTATCCCTGTTCCATTTGCAAGCGTGGGAACTGGAAAGTCTGAGACACTGGCCTTTGACATGGGACTTGCTAGTAAGACAGTCAGTATTACTGGAACTCTGCTGAATCAGAGAATATTCAAGAACTCAGGGGAGAATGATGCCTCTTCGATAAATGCAGTTCTATCACCCTTTGAGATGGCTCAGTTGATTCACTCCTATGTGGATAGCAGTGCCGCACAGGATGACCAAGCAATGAACAAGATAATCATACTAATACCTAGTAGGGTCGATACGAACTTCTCACCACACTCAGGAACAAGCGAGACAGATAACATAAATGACTTACCTGTTATTCCCTTCACCTTTGAGAACAGGCGATATGATGAGAGATTCATTAGAGTAGCGAACAACTTTCTCCCAACTGCATTGGAGATAGACGAGTCACCTATTGAGGCGTTTACTGATATGACGCAGGTTGATGACCTTCTAGGAATGACTGGATTCATTCGCTCTTTCAACACCACTTTCTCAGGAGACCAACCAAACGAAGTCCCATTCAATTTGGACTTTGAGATAGCGACAGTATTAGCGGAGAACCCAATCAACAGTTTGTAGGGATTATTATGGCATCAACAGCACATGTAGGGGAAAGCAGGGCATTGGTCTTTCCTGTGATGTGTGATGGTTATTTGCAGTTGGATTACAGCGAGAACAGCAATTCCAACTACAAGCACAACCTATGGGGGCATAAGAACGAGCCATTCACCTTTGAGGCAATAGTGACTCCCTATGATGTGAATGGTGTAGGACACAGAACTAGCGGTCAGGGCAGATTAGACAGTACCAAGACTCCACCTAGCCCTAACTTGAGTTTAGACGACCACGCAGATAGTACGTCAAACTATCAGAGCGTTGCTTACTTCGGTTCAGGAAGAAATACTCACAAGATGATGTTGTTTCACAATCCTTACTTTCAGTTCTACTTGGAGAACACAACAACGACAAACTTCAATCAGCCAGCAGAATACAAATTGGTATGTAAGTTAGTATCAGGAACCAAGACGCATACTGTTGAGAGTGATGCTGTTATAACTGCTTCAAAGAAGTTGAAGGGATATTATGATGCTGATGGTTTCTACAATGGAGTCACCACAGACAAAACCAAGATATCAAGCAGTGCAACAGGCTCTCTACCAACCGCAACAGCAGAGATAACGGGTAACTTGGCTAGTTTCACTAATACTGCGGCTATTTCACCAACTCTAGGAACGGGAACGATAGAGATTGATGCAGTGCCATCCACTGTCAGTGGTGCAATGGACACCCCTGCAACAGCAGGAACAAATGCAACAGCGAAGATAACATTCAACACTAGTTGGAGTGCTACTCCCATATCAACGCTTACGTCTGCTAGTAACAACAATGCCATCATTCTCAGAAACAGGCAGACAGGCACAGGTACTAGTTCCAATAAAACATACAGATTCTTTATGACAGATAATTCTTCTTCAGGTGGGTGGCCCGGTGAAATGCAGGGAACTACTGCGAGAATATTCACATTTAGTGATTTATCGGCCGTTACAAATGGGGCGTTGTTGCAAGACCAATTGGGCGAAATTGGCTATGGTTCAACCAATACCCAAGTAGATGTCTTCGTTCCTGAGACTGGTAGGGTTATAATCAATAATACCACCGTCAATGATGCGAATTTTAGATTGATGTTATTCAAGGCTATCAATGACGTAAATGGTAGTGGGAGCAATCCAAGTTCGGGGTTGGATATCAGTGCTACAACATCCAACACCGGGACAACACTAGGAACTATTACCTTAGTGCAGGATGCCGTTGGAACAGCAGGAAACCACGATACCACGCCTAACACTGGCCCTGTTATTGGTTCGACAATTGCGAATAGCGATAAACTAACTGCTACTGTCTTCGGGGATAACTCCTCTGACACAAGCATTGTTGTCGGTGCAGATGCCACAAGTGGGACAACAGTTGATGCTAAAATCACAATAGCAATGAGAGGAAGCGGTGGGTCTCTTCAAACTAGAAGATTCAAGTTCGTTACTACCGGAGTAACTGGACAAGCAATATCAGGGACTTCTCCTACTGTATACAGAGTCAGGGAAGCATCCACCACTAATGCAACTGCGATTCAGTTGCAGAATGCCATAAATACGGTGTTTGGCGCACATAGTCAGTTTGATGGCACTCAAGCAGCAGTAGGAACAGGAATCAATGCTAGTATAGTTACTATAACCTCACCAGCAACAGGAGTACAATCTAGCCAATCGATAACAAAAACCAGTAATTACAACTCAGTAGTAACCATTGGCAGTAATCCATTTTCTAATTTCGTTGCAGGTTCTTCCGCAGTTACCCCTACTGCATTCATCACCCTAGAGGATAGTAGTGGCACAATCAAGAAGTACAAACCAACGAAGGGTGCTAACAGTGAGAGCAACGGCTCTACTGCAACGGAGGGGAGCAACAATGTTGTGTTCTTCACGAATGTCGTGGGTGATACCGCAACTACTGCTGATAACCTAAGAGCAGTTATCGCAGGTTCTTCAGGTCATGATGGCACTCTAACAGTATCTAGAAGTGGAAGCACAGTTACTATCGTAGCGGCTTCAGCAGGAGACCAAGCAATCAGCAGTACAGGAATAAGTTCAGGACTATCGTTAGGGGCATTCAGTACGAATGTCAGAACGATAACTGTTGGTTCAGGGGAGGCTGATGACATTGGTACTGGTAACAGCATATACGATAACACTGGTACATTGATAGGCACTGTTTCTAGTGTCAGTGGGAATAACATAACTCTTGCAGCAGACCCTGCTACAACAGTCACATCCACTATATACAGAGACCAGCAGAAAGAGGCATTATACCTTGAGCAACTGAACAAACTATCTTGCTCCTTTGACAAGAGAAACATCTCAATCTATGTGAATAATATTCTAGTTCAAAGAAAGAGATTGGATATCAGAGATTTTGAATTTGATGATGTAGACTGCTACATAGGAAAAGACGGAACTAATAGTAACACACAATTCATGGGAGAGATGTATGAGGTATCAATGCATAAGAGCATGAGTCCTTGCTCTACTATATCCACATTGACACCAAACTTCTCTGATACCTTGTTCTACTATACGTTTGGTGAGTGAGATGGCTAAGGCAAATGGTACTTTCACTTACCCGATGTCCTCTCAGAAAGATATTGCTGATGCTGGTTCAAACTATGATAACATACTATCTGAGTTTACTAATGGAACGGCATTCAGAGATGTTACTGTAAATCCCATACTCAAGACAACACATGTCACATCTGAAACCACAACATCGTCTGTTACCTCAGTTCCATCAGTTATTTTCACAGAGATAAGAAAAGGGCCACATGACTCTAGCATATCCAATGACTCAAACTCGCAGATAGGAAATAGAATACTACCAGTCAATACAACAATCACCGACCACGGAACAGCAAGAGATAGTTCTGCACCGTTTAAGATAAAGGTGTATGACCCCAAGGTAAGTGGAGATACAAATAGAAAATTTGTCTATTCTACAACAGATTCTCCTGCAACAGATACTCTAGGAATAGACATCGATAACTATGACTATTTCATTATTCTAAATCCCTCTATAATACAGGACACTAGTTCTACGACTCAAACATCTGTGAGACCGCATTTTGCAAAGATTACTGCAATAACTAGTTTTGAAGAATTTGGAGATGGCTTAGAGTTTACACCTAGATATCCCGTACCAGTACCTAAAGGAACTAACTTTGAAGTATTCAAAGGGCCAGCAAAAACAACAACTGACATAGTTGCCGTTAGTTATGGGTTAAGAGGGGATGCCAATGCCAATACTGACAATTATGATGTTCTAAACGTTGTTAGTAAACCTACTTTCTACTTCTACAATGAAAGGCTTGAGCAGGATGACCAGTTAGACTACATGGAGAAGTACACACTAACTAGGCTACGGTGGCTCTCTACTCTAACTAACATAACAATCACGGATACTGATGCACACACCAAATATCAAGAAGGCAGTAGTTCTGTTAGATTTGAAGTTGCTAGTTCTAGCGATACGGATAAGTTATGTGAAGGAATGTCCATCTTCAATAGCAGTAACGTATTTCTAGGAAACATCAAGGATATTACTGGAAATTTCTTTCAATTGGATTTTGCTAGAATCGCTATAAGTGCAGATACAAGTAATTCT